CGTCTTCACCCAGTCGGCTACCGAAAAGCTAGACTTCCCACCTGAAAAGAAGATGATGTGATTTCGCATTCCGGCACCCCCTATTTATCATAATTGAGATTTTGTAACTATGGATGTGTAGTTAAAACAGTTCGTATATCCAATAAGTCACCGTCGTTCCACTCGATTTCTTCATGGATATCTTGTACTTCTTCGATGTTGCCATCTCTATCCAAGATAACCGTAGCAATCTCTGTAACTGTCCTTGAAATCTTAGCTTTTACCACTCTTGGTTTATTCACTGTGATACCTCCATTAAAGGCTGAATTGATTTACCGCCGCGTCCATTAGGTCCTGATTGATGCCGATATAGCGCAGCGTGATCTGCGGGTGACTGTGGTTGAAAATCATTTGAAGGGTCGCAATATCCCGCGTCTTCTTGTAGAAGAAATAGCCGAATGTCTTGCGTAGACTGTGGCAACCAATCTCGCTGATCCCCAATACTCTAGCAGCGCCGTTCAGGATTTGATATGCGCGCACTCTTGTTATTGGACGGTCACCTTTTTTGGATGGGAAAAGATAATCCGTCAGGCTTTTCCCTTTGACATACTTATCGATCACCTTCTGCAATTTTGCGTTTAGTTTAAATTTCTTACGCTTACCTGTCTTTTTCTCATTCAAGATGACGTGAACTTTATTTTTCACATCAGCGACTTTCAACTTCAACATATCCGATATTCTCAATCCGGTATTGATGCCAAAGAAAAATAAAAAGTAATCCCTCAATGACTGCTTTTTCAGAAGCTTTTTGAATTTCTTGATCGTCTTTTTCTCCCGAATCGGCTCTACGAAGTTCATATCATCATCTCTTTTTTTGTCCCAATCGTTTATGCTACGCTCTTACAAGAGGAGCGTGATTTTGTATGGAAAAGTCTTTTTATTACGTTGTTAGCTGGGATGATGCCAGCACGCTAACTAAAACACTCGCAGCTCTGGCCATCCCATATGAAGTTGAACAACCCGGCAATGTGCTGCAGATTGAGGAAGGTCAGCTAGCTATCGTATTCCCGGATTTACCGGTGCGGCAGTTCAATGATGTCAGAGACCTGTTTGGTGGTGTAGGTGAGAGGTACCCGGATTGAATCAGTTTTCCATCCAATCAGCCAGATTGACTTGTTTCTTGGGCGCTGGTTCTTCTTTCACTGGCGCCAACTCTTTAGGCGGAACCAATCCTAACACCTCATCCATCTGCCTTAGATGCGGGAACTTTTGGTATAAATCATTTCGTTGATATTCAAGAACCTGCCCAGCAACGTAGTCGTATTTCGCCATCAGGTCTGATTTGGATGGACCTTCCATCAATGGATGGTCCAACTGCTTGGCCTTTTCAAGAAGCCAGTCCAATGATTTTTGGAATTGATCATCGTTTTCTATTTTTCGCGCCACCGCTCTCCACTTCTTTCCGTGGTAGTTCTTCAAACCGTTGCATCCAACCCTTAAAAAGCAGACGGAACTCGTTTACACCGATATCGCGTCCTTTGGCGATAAAAGACTGTACTACCTTGCCGCCAGGGTCCGTATCATCCTCATCGTGCCAAAGAAATTCCACAACATCTGCATCCTGTTCGATACTGCCGGACTCTTTTAAGTCGGACAGTTGCGGTTTCTTTTTTTGTTCCGATTCGCGTGACATTTGAGATAACAAGATAAACGGACAATCCATTTCGCGAGCGATCATCTTTGCTGTAGTGGTGACTCTGCCGATCGCTTCGGCTCGAGTCTCCCCTTTTTTCTTTGGAATTCTCATGATTTGCAAGTAGTCAACGGCGATAGCAGCGATCTTCCCGTGCGTCCGTTTAAATTGTCTAGCGGTTGATCTAATCTCTTCGATGGTCACGCCAGCACTATCTTGGACATATAGTGGGTATTTTTCTAAAGTTTCGTACCGCGCTGCTATCTTAGCCAACTCATCAACATCAAGGTTTTTGCTCTTGATACGGTTATAATTCACGCCAGTGGTCATAGAGATCCAACGGTCGTAAATCTGAAATTTCCCCATCTCCTGCGACCAAAGAAGGACAACGCCCGCATCTAATTGACTTTTGCCGTCTCGATACTGCCTAGCTGCGCCGTATAGCATCTGGAGCAACTTGGCTGTTTTCCCTGCACTCGGTCGTCCCGCCAGAACATACAGCCATCCGCGCCAAATGCCCTTTGCCCACTCATCAAACTGTTTAAATCCTGTGAGGATAAACTCTGCTGGCGTACGCAGATGAGTAAAGTAGTCTTCGCGATTTTCTTCCAGGCTTTGCATTTTACCTTTGGCTGTCGGTCGTAGCTGATCGACAATGCTTTCGATTGCGTTAAAATACTCGTCGTCAGAATCAAATTCTTCGCGGGACATTTCTGTAATCTTCAAGCCCACTTCTGCGCCACGTCTTCGCAAGGCCTTCGAACGAACAATCTTTGCATAATACTCGATGTTTGCCGCTGTTGGGCATGAGCTGGCAAGCTGCGTGATGTACGTTGCATCTCCCATATCTGCATAGCGACCAAATTTCAGATACTCTTCAGTAACTGTAATGAAGTCAATAGGTACTCGTTGATCCAGCAAATACCTCATCACCTGATACAGCTTTTGGTGACGATCTACTGCAAAATCTCTTGCCTCCAAAAAGGTGATTCTATCCAATGCATTATTGTCCAAGAAAATAGCACCTAGTACAGACTGTTCGGCAGCAATATCTGCTATTTGAGATGTCTCAATTTCCCCAATCAAACTCATCTGGATTGTTACCCTCCTGTACCCAGCGTTGGAATGCTATTTCTTTGTCGCGTGGATCAACCTTCTGTTTTGGTTGTTCCTTCGGTTTTTGCGATGCCCGCATCTTCAATGCCAGTTCACCGAATTTCTCCCGAAGTTTTTTTGCAGAAAGGACATTTGTTTTCCAGAACGAATCGGCTGTTACCCAGTCCATAACGTCACGGATGAGCGTTTTGTCCTCAACCTTGTCTAATTCCACCATCTTCCGAAACTCATCTGCCCACTTCTGCAGGTCAGCTTTTATGATTAGATGGTTCAAACCTTCAGCTTCTGCAACCGACGAAACCTTGTCGTGAAAGTACTTCGCCATTTTGAAATAAGTGCTGTCCTCGGCATACTGTTTTTGTTGCCGAGTATTTTTTTTATTTTCTTTATTTTTTTCTTTCTTCGTCCTCGACGTAGAGGACGGTTCTGTACTCGAATTAGAGGACAGTTCTGTACTCTGATTAGCTGACTGTCCGCTATTTAGAGGACGGTCAACCCATTCAGCGTGATTTTTGTTGAATGAAATAACCCTCGACCCCCTTCCTCCAGTCCCAACGACTTTGATAATGTTCCGGTCAATCAGCGCGGTTAGCTCTCGATCTACCTGGCCCCGGCTCGCATCAATTGCTTTTGCCAAGAAGGTCAGAGACAAATCATGCTCTTTCCGCTGGAAACCATAGGTGTACCTCCAGACGGCCATTACTATTCGAAACTGCGTGCCGTTGAGACTGGCCTTCATGATGAGTTCTAAAATTTCGTTTGCAATTCTTGTGTAGCCGTCCTCGATTTGAGGCATTCACCTCACCTGCTTTATAATCTGAGCTCGTTAACAACAAATTTACTAATGCGTTGCGCTAGATCAGCTCCGTCCGCTGCGTCGTTTCCTGTGCTCGGAATACTTGTCCACTCTTCATAAATCGATTGGACACCGCGCTTGATCCGTTCTTGTGGTGTGTCCTCAACGGTATAGCCGTTGACGAGTGCTCTTAGGAGCTCAAAGAAGTTACCTGCAGCAAAATCACGAACAGGGATGTAGTACGGGCCATCCGGAATAATCATGAGAGCATTCCGAACAATGGTTTCGATGCAATCCCCATTTTCTTTTGCAATTTGGATTCCTATCGCGACTTCACGAGGAAGGTTTACCTTTTGTTCGTCGATAGTTCGCTCGATTATAGATAGCAAGAGACGCTTTTCTTCTTGTTCAGATTCAAGTAGACCCAAATAGTACGTTTCCATGTTCTTCATATCTTGCTGTTTAGCCATTTTGTTCTCCATCAAATCAACTACCACATCACGGAGAGCGATTAATTCCTGCTGGACATATACAAATTCTTGTTGAGTATAAACAGGTTCACAGTCTGCTTTTAATACCACTTGGTCGCGCATTGGCCCATCAAGTGCCACATATAGTCCTTTACTGGTATCCTCGATTACTCGGATGATCGTTCCAGCTCTATAGCCTCCAATCGGCTTGTTTAACATAACCAATTTCATTTCAAACCACCTCAATTTCATAGTGTTTACCTGGTTGAAAGCCCCTTTTACGTAGAGCGGTTTTCACGGTCATTTCCGCTAGTGCAGGTAAATTGTTATTACTTGATAAGTGCGTAAGGTAAATTCGCTCCCCTCGCCCCTTGACAAGTTGTTGAAGTGCTGCCGCAGTCTGTTGGTTACTCAAATGACCGTTGTCCGAAAGGACGCGTGATTTCACACTATCTGGATAACCCCCAGCTTCGACCATTGCGGGATCGTGGTTTGCTTCCATGATGTAAACGTCACTGCCGGCCATCGATACAAGCATTTCTTGATCGACCTTGCCCGTATCAAGGCAGATGCTTACGCTTGTTTCTCCATCCGTTATGGAATAGCCGACTGGCTCATATGCGTCATGATGTACACGGAATGGACGGATCTCGAAACCATCCGGCAGGATAAGATCATAAAGACCGTAGGTTGTTTCGCATTCACGTCGCAACTCGTCGTCTACGCCGGAAATTCCCTTCCATTCGCCATGCGTGGCATAGACCGGAATACGATACTTATTTGCCAGCGGCAGACCTTTGATATGATCACCATGGGCGTGAGTGATGAAAATGGCATTAACCTCATCAGGCCTGATCCCTTCATCCAGGAGCCGTTTTTCAATCTTTGTTTTAGCAACTCCCGCATCAACGAGCACGCAGGCGTCTCCACTTTGAATTGCTATACAGTTGCCTTTTGAACCGGACGCTAGAATTTTGACGTTTATCTCGTCCACCCCCATTGACTTCCTCATAGCACCTGATACACACATCACGTCCTTGCCAAATATGTTCTCTACCTGGATTCATCTCGTCTCCACATACTCCGCAGTCTGGATTTCTTGTGTAAATCTCGACCTTTTTCATAGCAGTCACCTCATATCGACCGATTCAGTTTGACTTGCTTTTGCCACTCTTTTGGAAAATCGCAATCTTTTGCAGGTACTTCGAAGTGCCTTTTTCCTTGGGCGAAAGATACGAATTTATCTGTCGAGCGCTCGTAATAGAATCCGTTGAGTACTGGACCGGTTGAGGCCGCTGTAGCGACCTCCGGTTCCTGAGAGAAGTCATCGAATATGCTTAATTGCGTCATGAGAGCTCATCATCGTTTGCGGATTGTTCTTGCTTCTCGGCGATATGCATGTCCATGATTTTCAACAGTCCGGTCATTTCGGCCAGTGTAGGAGCATCACCCTTCATTTGGCCGTACTTTGCGATGTAATCCATTTTCTCTTGATCGTCAGTGATGCCTAGCTGTCGAAACTTCGCAGACATCTGCTGACGCACTTTCTTTATCTTGGCCGCTTCTGTTTCTTGTTCAGGTTCCGGTTGTGGCTGGCCAGGTACCTCAACATCAGAAGTGATATCCCGACGTGGTTGTGGTTCGTATGCTGCCGGTGCAGGATCTGGTGACTCCATCTCTCCAAATTTCAACCCGAACGCTGCTTCTAATGCCCGTTTGACCATATGCTTTTTGAACATGTCATTGAAGTAGTTCGTCCACATGGTTTTCTGCATTCCGATCTGCGAACGTTTGAAATGCTCAACTTCTTCCACATCCATGGTGACTGAGAATGGTGCCAACCCTTCTTTGTAGGCAATCGCATAACCGCCGATCACTTTTCCGCGCGGGAATCCCCAAGAGTGTTCATCAATAACTGCATAATACCGGCCATCCTCGGCCCGTTCCTGATGCATCTTGAATGTGTCATTCTCATGGACGAGCTGCACGTCATAGCCCCTATAGCCTTCCGTCTCTTTCGCCTTACGAACGTAGAAGTCCACACCGAATTGCACAGTTAACTTACCTTGATAAACGGTCGGGTGAATCTCTTGCAGGATCGGGTTTGCCCCGGATGCTTTGGCAATGCCCATGAACAATCTAAATTGTGAATCATTGCAGTCCTTTGCGATTGTCTCGCGTACAGTGATGATGTCTTGTTCAGTTAGTTCTCCGAAAGGCATTAATGCAAGTGCTTGACTCATATAGTGGTTCCTCCTGTTTTCTCAAGCATTTTCACTGATGTTAAATCGTCTAATGCATTTCGTAATATGATTGCGTCAACGATGGATAATTGAATGACTGAAGCATCCGGCTGGAATGGGAAGGCCATTTCAATCGTGTTACTGTCGTTAGAAATCCTACGCAATACAATGCAATCGTTAGCCTCTCCAGTTCTCACAGGCAACCAAGAAGAGTGTTCGATCATCACAACCTTTATCATTGCGTGGCACCTCCGCTGTTTGCTTCATTCCTGAGTTTGTTTTGATTTTCCGCAATAATGTCTACGCAACTAGTGCAAATTGACTTTTCTGGATAGAGATTAGTCATCGGCCTACCGACATTACCGCAAAGAGAGCATCCAGGAGCGTATTTACGAAGTACAATCCCTTTACCATCAACAAATATCTCCAGAGGATCGTTATCATTTATACCAAGCGTTCGGCGCAGCTCCATTGGAAGCACCACCCTCCCAAGATGATCGACTTTCCTTACGATTCCAGTCGCTTTCATTCATCATCTACCTCCGCTTCGATTGTCAATTCTTGTTCGGGTACAACCCGGCATATAATCAACTGACCATTCGGCTGCTTAAATCGCGTGATACTCTCGGCATTATCAACAAAGCAAGGGGCTACAATGCCGCTCTGCTGGCTCAGCACGTCCCGAAGTTCCAATCCGGCACGGATGCTCTCGGAGAGCGAAAGCTTTCGGTATGGCTTTCCATCCATCTCGATTTCAAAGTCCGGTTTGATTTCGCCATCACCCTTGTTCTGTTTGAACAAGCGGATAGACAGTGTAGTGAACAGGTCTTGTACCTTTGCCGCCTGCAGCTCAGCCTCTTTGGCTTGGAATGCCTTGATTGCATCCAAGATAAAAATCGATTCGTTTCGGCTGGCAAGCGTTGTAGCCTCATTCACTTTTGCCTCTTCGATCTGTTTCTCAAGCTGATGGCGTTGCACTTGGGACCTTATAGCCTCCACAAGAGGCTGCTTTGCGTTTTCCAATTCACGTACCTTTTCTAACTGTTCCGAAACGTCAATGTATTCAAGTGAGGCCAGTTCTGTTTCCAACGCCTTACGCTGATCAACCATAGCCTTGTGGTTTGCTTGGTATTCCGTTTTACGCTGTTCCTTATCCGCTTTAACAGCCTCAACTGCTTCATCATCCAGCGGACGTTTGCACGTTCGGCATGTGTCCTCGATCAGTTCATCCCGGAGTGAAGGCCACTTTTTTGCGGAGCCGCTAATCTGCTCCTGCAAAGCTTCGATACGTGCCTTGAGAGCGTTGTAGGCACGGTTACTCTCCCCTGCGGAATCGATAACGGTTTCTATCGCCCTGATTTGATTGTCCAGCCGGTCGATTTCCGCCTGAGCATCTTCCAGATCAGCATCGGCTTGCGGCAGCTTGTCCAATTGCTCAAGCAGTGTCTTGGTCCGGCTCTGTGCTGCTATGTACTGCTTGTCCTGTTTGGTTTTGTTGTCACGGTGGATCTTGTCCAAGTCAACGAGGGAGTGCTTTTTGACCAGTTCTGCCAGCTTGTCCGCTTGCGCTGCAGGCAGTTGGGCAAATACTTCTTTATTGGCTGGTGCCGAAACATAACTCAGAATCATGGCACGTTGCTCTGTCCAGCTCATTGTGAAGAAGTAACTCGGGTTAAACAGTGCTAGGAACAAGTCTTTGTCGCCAAGAAGTGTCCGAACTGTTTCGTCAAACTCGGTTGCCTTTACCGGCACTTCATTTCGGTAATAAACGATTTTCCCTTTTACTACGCCGCGGCCTAGCAATAATTGTTTTTGGTCTGCACTAATGAGAAGTTCTGCCTTCACTTCGTCAAAGTCGTACCCGATCGGAGTCGGGTCAATCTTGCTTCCGAGTCCATCCGTACCGTATAATGTCCAGCAAAGGGCCTCTGGAATAGAGCTCTTACCTTTTGCATTGTCGCCCGTGATCTTCGTCAGCTCGCCAAAGTTAACAGTAAGATCACGGTGCGATTTGTAATTTAGGAGTGTAAGTTTTTCAAACTTAATGATCATTTGTACACCTCGCTTTAAATATTTGGGCAAGCCCTAATACTTCGATATCTTTCTCCAGTTCCGTCATCTCTTTATCCAGCCACCATTTACCGGCTTCTGTTACACCATCACAGAAGGAAAGCTGAACAAGGTATAGATAATGTTCACTTGCCTCTTGTAGTGCCGCTGCTCTCATTGTCATACTCGAAATCACCTCCCTTCTGGAAAGAAGTATTCTTCAATCAACTTCTGTATCGCTCGGTTTCCCTGCTCTGCTCTGACTTGCCCATTCGCGAGTTGATGGGTAATATGTTTCAAGCTTGCATCGAATGTGCGCTTTGACATCGGTTCATTCTGGGACGGTCGGTAATCGGAAAGGTGTACAATCAAGCTCATTTCCTCCCCTCAGAATCACTAAAAGCTAATCTGCTGATTGGTTTCCTCTATTGCGCGAAGGAGCTTACCCTGCGGCTTCCATTCAGCAACATAATCCATAGCCTTGTCGAAATCTTTTGTTGGAGTGTCTTTGTATGATGAAACATTGAAATATTCTTTGAAATCGTTCCACAATGCTGAGAACACCTTTGACCGCAAGTTCTTTTCTAAGTACGCCGGGCTTTTATCGCCGCTCATTATGACCAGAGCACGTTTCTTCGCCAGCTTTTGGAGTGAGAGCTGCTGACCGTAGTCGATCGTCATGTTATCCTCTAGGTGCTCTAGACGCGATTCAATTATTTGGGTACGTTGATCGATTGCGAAGATTGCTTGAAGTTCTTTGCTCAACCCTGTATATGGATTGATTACTTTGCGTTCCATTTCTTCGAACATGGTGACATATGCTGCCGTGAACAGCACACCCTTTTCCCCGGTCATTTTGTTAGCTACCATATCGCAGCCCTTTTTCGTTAGTAAGTAGCATTTGTATGGCTTGCCCGTACCTGTAGAGTAGCTACTTTCGATAAAGAAATGATCAGCCCCCAAATTTGGGGTTTGATTCAAAACTGCTACATAACCGTCAATATCACGGATCAAATGGTCGTGACGTTTTCCAGTCATTTCCGCCACTTCTCTGCTATCCACCAGCAATTTTCCGTTTTGGTTAATGATCGTTAGGTTTTTCATTGCTCACCATCCTTTCGTTCTTTTATGAATCAATAGCTGGGTCTTCTGCCGCTTCTATGTTAGTGCTCACTTGAATGCCAAGAGCTGTGTAAACACGATTAATTGGCTCTTCGTGCCACCTCCTTTTTCCAGCTAGGAGGTCATAAATGTACTGATAGCTATACCCAGTGAGCTTAGCTAGTTCAGATTTTGAAATCCCTGAACGTTTCATTGCCGCCTTGACTGTCTCCGTGAAATTCATTTATTTGATCACCTCCATGAATAAATAGTAAGCATTATGCTTATAATAATCAAAGAGGGAATTTAAGCATTTTGCTTCATTTCAGAGCATTTAAAAGGATTGTAATCATAATGCTTATTTTTCCTTCAAATTTAAGCAAAATGCTGATTGTTTTATTGTTTATACAATGATATTCTCTTTTTAAGCAAAATGCTTAATTAATAGTATTGGTGGTGTTTATTATGGTAAAAAGTACGGAAAGTAGAATCAGGAGATTGAGGAAGGAAAGAAAATTGAGTGGTATCAGAGTAGCGGAACTGCTTGAAATTACGCCTCAGTATTATTATGACATTGAAAAAGGAGAACGAAGATTAACGTCCGAAATAGCAGCTAAATTGGCTGATATCTTTCAAACAACCACTGACTATTTGTTAGGAAAGACAGATATAAATCTCTATGATTACATTTTGACCCCAGAAGAAGAAGCGGAAGAGATACAAAAAAGTAAAAATCCCATCTCAATAGTGAATGAGACAGGATCTGGTTACCTCACAGAATTACCTATTGAAGAATTGATAAAGCTCAATTTGACCTATAAAGGTCACAAACTTACCGACGAACAGAAGCAACAACTCGCTAAGATTATTCAGGCTGCTGCGGATATGCTGAACTAATGATCGTTCCCAGAAATTCTCGTGCGCAACTCACATCCATCCCCCTTTCTTCAAGAGCCAGTAAATACTGTTCAAGGTCAATCGTTTCGGCAAGCGTGGCCTCTGTTGAAATCAATTTATATCCTCTCCTGGAATAAAAAAGTGATGTATCGTCTACATCACTAATGTTATCGAATATGAAATTTGTTTAGTACCCCTAATCTCACCGGGTTCATCCCCCCCTGAACCCCATTTCATACCCCCATGAACAGCAGTTGGCAGGGGTATGAAAATAGGTTCACACATTTCTGCTTTTTTGCTATCGGCGAATCTTTTGGAACCACTCTCTTAAAAAGTAAGGATTCTGCAAACTATAGATAAATCCAAGAACGACAACAAATGAAACAATTATGGACCAAAGAGGGTATGTCATTTTGCTGCCCTCCCTGGGAGCATGGATAGTATACCGAGCTTACGTTTTTTTGGTGTAATCATTTTCATAACATACTTTTTGTTTTCGCTGCTAATCTGTATGACTCTTCCTCCCGTGAGAGTTATTTCATCCTTCCCATTGAATCGCTGAATATGCGCGGTATTTACCAGATGAAAACGTGATAACTTCTCAAAACGGGAATTTTGAAGGAATTCCTCATAACTTTTTAAACTGGCTTCAGAAAAGATTGGATCTGCCTGTCGCGTGGTGTGGATATAACAACCAGGTGAATGCGATTGAATATACAACACTTCGGATGCCAAAAATTGATAATGAGTATGTCCATCGTATACTGGTATAAAGGGGCTGCCGCTGTCTAGAAATTCCTTGTACAAAGAATGTTGTTGCAGTCTTTCAAACGCCTGTTTTAACCTCTTAAAATCGTATAAGAATTTCTTTGACACCACATCAACGATTCCTACCGTGTACGATTGATACGCATCTATGTCATTCCCCGTAACCATTATTGCTGGTATATCATACCCAATGTCTTGCAGTATCGAATATGCCTGGATGCCATTTAGGCTATCTTTCCCAAGGTCAAAGTCGATGATAAGGCAGTTAATATCCTCGTTTTCACTAACCATTTTTATCATTTCATCTGCACTATAAGCTGAGTGAATGCTTCTTACATGCGATAAATGACTCAAAATTGCCTTTGCTGTTGTGTGATGAACTTCCCAATCATCTACAATCAGTACATGTAGTTCTTTTGGTGCTATATTTAACATAAATTATTCCCCCTATCCTTTGTGGAAAATAATAACATGACACCAAACGTGTGTAACTTCCGATCAAAGGGGGGTTCAATTTTACTTTATACAAATTGAATTTTATGGTAATATTACATTTTCATGTAAAAAAGACTATCCGTTGTGGATAGTCTTTTTTGGGATGTGGGCCAGTAAATTCATCTTATGTTTTGCTACAGTTGTTGAAGAGCCATCTTCAAAATATACCTTTAGGTCAACTGGATCTACAAACTCAATATTTTTCATGTTTACAACATTTACGCTATCCAAAGGAACAAAACCATATTTACGCCACATCTTTTTGATTCCTTCCAGTGTATTAACCCAATGGTACATACCGTATCGCGTATGGAAAACAAGTATTCCATCCGAGTTTTTCTTTGGTCTAAAAATCGACGCAAAGTACACGTCGTCCAGATCGAGTTCCATGTAATCATTTTCATCACCTGTCTTATTAACCCGGACGCAAGAAATCTTCACTGGCATTTCAATCATCTCTTACTTTTTAAGTTCAGCTGGAAGCTCGGGAGATCCAATAAATCCCTTTGCGATAAATGCGAATGCTACTGCGCTAACAGAAAGAAATGCTGAAGACCATTTTGCGAATGTTTTCATGATTTACTCACCTCCTTTCTAAGAGGAATGATTAACAATGCTTGTACAAACATTGAAAGGGTCGAAGTTGACGATCCAATAAAAAAGTTCACAGCTACGATTAACATGGACAGTATCTTCAAATATGGCCTTGCCTTAACTGGCATATTGATCTGCTCAACAAGTAAAGGAGCGAACAGTGTTACCATAATTAACGTGAACATGTTTACCAGTACGATATTTATGGGTAGTGTGAGATGTGGAATCGCCGAAAGAATTATTGTTGAAATGACAAAGCATGTTGTCATGTTCTTTGCATGATGGCCACCAGATACTACACGTAATAACATAAAAGATCCCAATGAAACTAATGTGTCAATGAATTTACCCGTAAGCACTCCTATTAATGCTGAAACTCCTATAATTAACAATAAACTTATGTAATTCGAAAGAGCGTATTTCATTCTCTCAACGCTAACCGTCTCCTGCGGGTTAGCTGCTTTTATTTTCTTAGCCAGGACTTCTGCCAAATTCTCAATCATAAGTCCGAAAGTTCCTTTCTACGTGCCATGTACATTAGCAATGACAGTACCAACAACATTGCCAACGCTACAAAATGGATTTCGTTATGATAATTAAACAACCAATAGAGTGCCGAAGAGACGATAGCTGATGTTAACAATACAGCTATAAAAATAATGGCGTTTGCTCCAGCAATTTTTACTTTCATTGATACCTCTTGTGGCGGCTGCATAACAAAAGAAAAACCAAAATGAAACCTGTACATAAACCAACCAATGAAAAAACTAATGAATTGACTAGACAACTGAATTACATATGTACCCAAACCCGTTAATGCAAAAGCATCGTTTAATGAAACTATGTTCGCCGCTAAAAGTGTCTTAAAAATTACCAATTGCAAAAGGTCAAATGACAGGTACCCCATTGAAACAAGTAATAACGCGTCAAATAGTTTAAATTTGATAAGGTATCTAAAAAATAATACATATAATACAAATTGAATTCCCATATCAAACTGCGGAATATCCAAAATCATCCTCATTACATAAGAGACAATTGACAATGTGATTCCAATCAAAGCAAAATCTCTAACATAGTCCCAAAAAGGAAACCGGAACAACTTGAATATTAAGCAAAGGATTGCCATTACATCAAAAAAACCCAATACAATAAATAAAAAATCATTCATACCATCTGTCCCCTTTAGTCATTTCCTTAACTTTACAATAGCATCAAGTCATTATCTTTGGAAAGCACTACCAGGGTAATGATGGTATTATATTGTCAAACCATAAAATGGAGGCATCGAATGTTTGAAGTCGGTCGATGCCTGCTCCCCCAAATACTAAAAGAGCTTGGATGGTCCCATCAGGATCTGGCTGATCGAACGGGTTTTACACGTTCCCAAATTGGCGATTGGTGCAGCAACCGTCACCCTATGTCAATCAGGAGCTTAAAAACCGTATCCGAGGCCGTTGGAAGACCAATGGAAGCTATTTACGAATGGGTGCCCGTCAAGAAAAAGAGCAGGCAATCAAAAGAGTAGACTGCCGGGTCTACTCACCGACTTTTGCACGTATATTTACGTGCAAAACAAGTATATCACGATTTAGTAAAATAAAAACTCAAAAACCCTCACCTACAGTTAAGGAAAGGGTTTATAAGCAGTCCATTTTACATACTCCAAAAATCATCTTGTTTTACATTAGGATCGATTTTTCGTAACGCGGTAATAATCTTCTTCATGGTCGCAAAAGTCGGAGTGTGTTCCTCGTCATTGGCTAAATTGCTGATGGTTAATTTATTGAGCTTTGTTTGCTTCACCAACCACTGTTGTGTAACTCCTCTTTCATCCAGCCACCTTCCCAATTTAGTCCTTTCTTTTCCTAATCCGAAAAAATTCATATTAGTCACCTCAGTACCATCTTGGACAAGGGATTAAAAAAATAAACCTTTTGGGTTGTCCGAATAGTAATAATGGACAATCGCTACCGCATCAGATAGTACCAATCACGGTTCGCCATTCTATTCGTTTTCCATTTCGTTTTCAGTGCGTACTTAATGAACAGCGAAACGAACAGACAAATGCAGTTGTGACAATGGCGCCGGCGGCCTTTTTTCGTTCGCTTTTATCGCAACTGTTTCTGTCGAAACAACAATAAGGTGGCGTGGAAAGGAGCTGATGAAATGTGCTGCTGGAAGTTATTTCGTCTGCCTTCATGGGAGGCATTGCGCTCTATGCACAAATCAAAAAATCCGGCGCATCGAACGACAGCGATAAGCTCAACAAGATTTTTACTCTGACCGGTCTGAATGTCCGTGACAAAGACAAAACCTATACGGCGCAGCTGCTAAAGAAAAAGAACCATGCATGGGGTACCGAATATTGCTACCGTATTCCGTTGGGAAGAAGCTTTGAGGATTATCAGGCAAAGTTCAACGCGATCCAGGATGGTCTGAACAACAGAAAAACTGCGTTCCAATTCACTTTAGCGGACCTGAGATCGTTGGATTTCAAACAGAGCCTGATCTCACAGATCAAGGATCTGCTGACCAAGAAGAAAGCCAACAGGAAGGAAATCGAGTTGTCTTATGATGGGCTGCTGAAAGTTAAGGTGTACAACACACCGATGCCTACGTTGGTCAGCTATGCCAGCATACCGCTTGCACGCGATTGGACGGTACCTGTGGGCCAAATCCGGGAGGGCAATGCCGTCATCTATCACAACTTCGAGCAAACGCCGCATATGGTTGTAGGCGGCGCTACAAGGTACGGCAAGAGTAACTACCTGAATCAATTGATTGCCACCCTGATCTCGCAGCAACCAGAGAATGTGAGGTTTACTTTAATCGACTTGAAAGGCGGCGTGGAATTCCACGACTTCCGGAATGCGAAGCAGGTGATCCACTACGCAGAAGAGCCAGAAGAGGCTGAAAAAGCCCTACAAGCCGTTGTCGATGAGATGCGGGTGAAGCAGCGCACCTTCAAGCAGCAAGGCGTGAAGAACGTCCAGGAGGCCAAGGAAAAAGGCCGGCACTTTGTCATCATCGACGAGGTAGGCGAGCTGAACCCGGATGAAGCAGTCTCCAAAGAGGAAAGGGTGCTCAAAGAGCGCTGCCAGACATACATGAGCCAGATCGCCCGGCTGGGTGCTGGACTTGGTTACCGGCAGATTCTTGCCACACAGTACCCAACCGGTGACGTGATCCCCAGACAATGTAAACAAAACAGCGATGCGAAACTCTGCTTCAGAGTCCAAAACGGTACCGCTTCACGCGTCGTACTCGACGAGACTGGAGCTGAGAATCTGCCGGAGGTTAAGGGTCGAGCAATCTACCAGACCGCAGATAAACGCCAGGTCGTGCAGACTCCCTTTATTGACACCCAAACCATTAGACAGGTGGTACAGCCACACATTGTCATCAAACCGAGAAAGGAGCAGATAAATGCAAACCACATCAGTAAACCGGATAGAGAGACAAGATCAAATCCTCCACAGCCTAGACAGATTCGGTTTTTTGAGTAGAGGTCAGCTGCAGCGTCTACACCGTCTCGGCGGTGACCGCAACGCGCAGAAAGTCCTTAAGAGCATGGAAGAGTATCTGCAATGTTTCCGCGAAGAGACATATGGCACTGTGTATTATCTCAGCCGCGCCGGCCGGCAGATGATCGGCTCCACTAAAGTTGTCAGGCGCACGCTGCAGGTCCGTCATACTCTCATGCGAAATGACTTTTACTTCCATATCGGATGCCCAGTTAATTGGCGTAACGAGATCAAAGTAACAGACGGCCAGACAACGCTTGTTACAGATGCTTTATTTGTAAAAGACAAACGGTACAATTTTCTGGAGGTGGATAACACGCAATCAATGGCAGAGAACAACGCAAAGATCAAACGATATCGGGATATGTGCGAGCGCGGCCTGTTTCAAAAAGATTTTGGCTACTTCCCTTCCCTGCACATCGTGACGGTCAGCAGAAGCAGGGTCAGGCGGTTTATGGAGATGTGCGAGGGCTTGCCTGTGCAAGTCTACTACCATGAGGACATTATATGAGGAGTGATCGGGATGGCTAGGACAGAAGTGATCAAGTTCCGGGATTTTATGGATGGTTCTTTTAAGGTTCCTAGAGATAAAAAACATCTGGTCAAACAAATTACCGATGGCCTTGTCAAAGCCGGGTACATTATTCCGTTGGCTTTTACACCAGTCTCTTTCGCCAAAGCAGCTGGTGCAACAGAAGCAGCATCAAAAGTGGTTGCAGGCACTACGCTACAAGTACTCTCTCACGCTCTCGATCCGATCGTCCAAATATTAGTTGCCGTATCACTGCCGGTTGCTTCGGTTGTGATGATTGGCGGTTGCTTCTTCTTCATGTTTGGCAATTCAGATAGAGCATGGAGCACAATTCAAAACGCAGGGCTTGGATATATCTTGATACAATTGTCTCCGCTATTTATTAAGGTGCTTGAGCAAGTGGGAAAAAGCATATAAATGATAAACCCGCCTCTGTTTAATGGAGACGGGTCCCTCTTTTCCTGTAGGCAATACAGATTATGCGGGCAGCTGCTCGTTCGAAAACGAAGTCAACGCCAACCGACTATTAGTCGGTTGATT